TGTTAAAAGAAATTATGGTCATATTTTCAAGCCAGAAACTAAATTTGGCGAACACATCGCCATAAATAATTTATGGCGAAAGACTTCGCCCAGTCTACCTGATTGATCACACATCAATCCAGGAATTTGTCACAAAACCAGCATTAAACTGGAGTTTTGGGGTGTAGCGGAAACGATTAACTCGAATATCCGGTCCGCAAGCCGAATAAAGTTGTAAGCGATAATAAACACCAGTTACCGCTGCTTTGTTTGGAAAAACCACAATCCTATCTAATCGTTTGGTTGTGGAGGATGTAGGAATTAAACACTCAGTGTAGGTCTTTTCAAATAGCCTAGTACCGTAATAAGGAACAGTGACTTCTACCGCTTCTCCATTACCAATAACCCAAGTAGGGGCTATGGTGCTAATAGGATTATGGGAGCCAACAATGGTTCCATATCCAGCAAATGTGTTTATAGAAGACACACCAACGGCAACAGGAAGCTCAGGTTCCAATCCTGCACTATTCGTATATGAAGACTGGTTAATAAGCTTGTATCGAGTACTACAAGCCATTCCAACAAACATAGTCTTATACCAACCAGCCCAGTTGAATACAAACTGCTGAGTAAAATCACCTGAGGGACTAGTGTTGAAATATTGGTTAACCGTTAAGGCAGCAGGCATATGATTCAACAAGACAGCTATACCACTAGTTGGCGGGACTCCTGCCGAAAAACAAGTCCTAGTGAGCCACTGCTGCGTGAACTTTTGCAAAAGAGGTCTAACTGAGTTGACGCTTTCACCAAACATTAACTCAGAAGTCGGATGAGTTCCACTGCTTGGAACTAAAACTATCTGCGTTTCATCAACTTCTTCGTCACCAAGCGCACCCTGCTGAATATAACACCCTACAAAGTCTACTAAAGTAGGGGCCACACTATCCCCAGCCTCATAGGTAAAATCGTAAGTTTTTGGATGCCCAAAAGTCATATTCTCCCCTGCAGCTGCAAATACAAAAATATTTGTAGGAGCGGCCGCCACAGCAGCCGTCAGTGGGTTAACTACACGAAAACTCATATAACCATTAAAGCCAGTCACCGGAATAATAGTTGGAAACAAATTGGTAATAATTCTCACCTCAAGAGTAGGACTATTGACCGCAAAGCCAACTTCAATGTCCCATTCATTACCTGCTCCAACATCAATAATCTGATTCAGAGTATTGTTAGTAGGATCACTAACAATAGTTGTTAAAGGCGTCCAAACTATCTGCAAGCTTCCTCTGTGAAACTTAGAGACTGGAATGATAATCTTATACTTCATATCACCTCTCCAACGACTAAACGGCAAACCAACAAATCCAGCAACTGGAAGTATGAAGCTGGTATTAGTTCCACGTCCAAAAAAAGGAGTAACAGGCATTCCTAAGAGTGTCGTGCCATAAGTTTGAGAGGCAGTCCAAGCAGCCGACGCAACCAGCGTCCAACGTGGAAACAAATTAGCAAACGACAAACAATCTTCAGCCGTTCCACCCATAGTCGTCGAATCTATGGTGATTGAATTGCCAACAAATAGGGCAGCTACCTCAGAAGTGTCCTCTCCATCGCAATTAGCAATATTGGAAAAAGGCCTATTGACGATGGCCATTGGAGCCCTTTGTGCGGACTCCCTCGTAAATCCAAAGAAGTCCAAAATCGAACTAACGGCCGTAGCTCCGACTGCAACTGCCCCAGCAAATGGTGCAATGACTGGAAACATGGCCGTAGCCGTCTCAGCTAAGCCAGCTACTTTAGAAGCGGCTTGTGATGCCTTCATCCCAGTAGCAGCAACAAAGCTGTCTGAGGCACTCTTACCCTTCTCCATAAGAGACTTCTTTCCTTGGTTAACTGGAACAACCAATTCAACATCCTCTAAGAGACGAGCATAATAAGTGACTTGAGCAGTCAAAGTGGCATCACTAGTTGCACTAGAAATTGGCTGGTAACACCAAAGTTGCACATTCCACATTCCTGCCGTAGAACCAACTGCCACGAAATCCTGGTGATAACAAAAAGGCAATGTCAATTTAACAGTGGTAGAATTAGAAATATTAACGAATCCATGCTCTGTCTGAGCCGCCGTCTCAACCGCTGGACCTGCAATAATTGCCGTCTCTCCAACCTCGATGGCTCCCCCTTGTGGATAAGCTGACACAACGTATAATCCGTATCCTCCGGGCGGAGCAGAAGTGACTGCAAGGACTTCAATGCTTCCTCTAATATATGCATAATCCGAGACCTTGTTGGCGATTGAAGTATTGGCCATAAATAAGGACCAAGGATCAAAAGATGCTCCCTTAGCAGCAAGAGCTGTGTCCGTACTAGCAAGACCGATGGTAGCGATCTGTGTATATCGATTGAGAAAATTACCAAGAGGATTTTGCGGCATTCGTTGGTTAACGAGACTCCGAGTTTCCTCAATGTTTTCCTCCATTGGGGTGTCTCCGACTACAGACCCCACTTCGTGCGTAGCGGTTGTGACCCCGCGTTGGATTGACGCACCCAATCCTTCTCCCATAGTGTTGTCACTGACAACATTTACATTAGTATTCATATTAGACATATTTTCAATGTTTTGTGGAAGCTCACTGTCTGAGCTCGCCCTTCGACTCCGGTAATTGGATTTCCTCGTCTATGGTCATCCATGTCTGATACGAACCGGCTCGAATCAGAATCATTGCTTCCTCATAATCGACATCACGATAACGAGCATTTTCAAGAAGCTTATACTCAGCCGCCACTTCAAGTATTCTGTCACGGAACTTATCAAACACTTCCTTAGGATGATAAGCCAGCTCCCTTAAGACATTGTTAAACATAATGCAAGCCTCATCTGGTTTAGATAAACTAGATTTCTTGCACATACGCAGCATTTTAACAATGCTCTTGATGTTTAGTGGCACCAAAACAACGCCACTGGGTACATCACGAACAAACCCACGTTTGAGAAAATTACAGTTCCAAATTGAACGAAACTTAATCTTATCCTCCTTTTGACCGTCAGTAAAAACATATCCAACTTCAAGGGCAAACTTCTCAATAAGTTCAACCTGTATGTTGGGCTTCCACTCTTTACTAACATTACTCAGGGCGTCATCACCATACGTTACCAAAGCATTATGAACCCGAAAATCCAAAAAGGGTAAGGAAGATGGAACGGGCTTTTCCAAGAAACTTCTTATATACTCCAGAACAATTTCCTCAATCTCCTTTGGAACCACTGGATATTTTATTCTATAATATATGTATCTTTCGGTACCCGAATTAGACAGACTGTTCATCTCAACAGTAAGTTGTCCACCAGAAGGATTAATTGCTCCAACCTGGAAAAGGTCATTCTTAACGATGTACACCGAATTTTTAATCGCCATTAAAACTCCATACATCTTAATGGGACTAATCCCAATGACCGAACAAATGGCATATGAGAGATGCGCAGCTATTTCATACTGATAACCGTTAAAACTTTTATCCTGTGATTCTATATCCCGCTCAATCATGTTACACATATCCGTATCTACTGCCGCCAGCAATTGAACCATATCATTAACCTGGGAAGAAGTCATATTAATCCCAACCATACATTCAAAGAAGCCAGGATTATTTCTAACAAATTGCTGAAAAGCAGCTGAGTCCTCCTTAGTCCAAGAATTATGTGCACTCGGCAAGCAATTAAAAATACGCTGACCTTGAGAGTCATTTTTCGAATACTTCATGACCTCAACTTTCTTACAACAGACAACTGCTGGAATTGGAAAATTCCAACCCAAGAAGAGCTTCTGATAGTTATCCCTAGTCTGATACCAACGGGGCTCAACGAAGGCCTCACCATTGATTATCTTCATAATCGACTCTTTCTTCATATTGTAAGGCATCCCAGCAGAGGTTTTCAAATCAACCCCATGAATTGACGAACCTTTCACCCCAACAAGCGTCTCCTCTTCACTTATAGGAGAAAAACCCCCACAATTTAACTCGCCAATTCCTTGTAAGAAATCCATCTTTGCCAACCATAAGTGAATTTCACTACAAGGCTCGCGCTTTAACTTAGTAAAAATATGTGTGAATGGAGATACCCACTTACCATCAATCATTTTCCCATTACAAGCTGGAGCTTGCCAATAGTCAGACCTACCACAGTACTCCACTTCAAAATCTTCAAAACGCGAAGCACACAACATTGGGGAAACATCGCTATTCCTCGTAGTCGATCCAACAACCTTAATCTGAGCAGTTCCGATCGGATGCACCTGCGCACCATGCTGCGAAACCGCTGCCCAAACCTCAGATTTCGGAGGGTATTCAGTAAAACCTTGCTTCAAATACTCAAAACTCGTTTGAGTAGGTTCCAAAGCAACGCCATAAGGGGGGACGGCTAAAGTCTGCATATAGCGAACTATATCGACACCAAAAACAAGCATAGCACAAGCCTCATATGTTAGGCCTAATACAGTCGTAGTATTGACGACACCAACGTGCATAGCAACCATTTTCCATTGCTTGCCATGTCTGGCCAAGTAAATGCCTCCACAATCGCCTTCAACAGTTGGAATATCACAAAAGAGCGAGACCGAGGGTGGCCCAAAGAAATGCGTTCTCTTCAACGAATTGACATTCGCCTCCAAGAGCTTATCTGGTGAAACATAAATGACTTCATCAAACTGTGAAACACTGGTATCAAGAGTGGGCCAGAACTTATCAATCATATTAGCTTTACCAACCAAGTGAACATCCTTGATGTAAAGTAAATCCTTATCAAGACTTCGAACTGAATTACCAGCCCAAACATTAATCCTACTAACAATTATTCCCTGCGTAACCTCCAAACACCAATCACCAGGACTAGCTAAGTGAAATGGCGTGAGAATAACACTAGTACCTAAAACAACACCCCACATCTGCAGATTCGTTGTCAAGTTTTTGACCTTGACAAAGCTCGTTTTAAGAACCGCCAATATCTCCTCTTTAGAGGACGAAACTTCATGAAATTGTGCGGGAAGCCCTGGTTCAAACTCCTGATTCGCTCTTTTCCAGGCAAAGGGGACAACGCCAGTTGCATTATGCTCACGACCCTGATTCAAGAATCTACTCGATTTCGCAACTAACAAGAAAGAGCCTATAAAAGTAGCGGCAGCAACCTGGTTACGGGTAGGAATATAGGACAACAAAATATTAAATCGTTTATCCAATTCCTTACAAACTAGATCCGTCTTAGCTGAAATAACACTAGGCATATCTAAAGCCGCACCAGCAACGGTAACAGCAGCGTCCGAAACAGTGGGAACCAAACGCCTCAAGTTATAAGCGGAGACACCAATTGCTAAAGCCATAGCACCAAAGCTCAAAGCTCCAAATTGGGTTAAACTCACCCCACCTGCATAAACAATCAGACCATTATTATTAGTAGTATTAGATTCCTTAGGCTCTAAACCCTGTGGAACAAAAGTATAATCTACTCTTGACGGCACCAATGCTAAACTAGTTTTACAAGAACACCCAATATCCGCAAAACAAGTTGGACAATACTCACCTTCGCTTTTAGCTCTAGATAACATTGCAACCTGCAATGTTAAATGTGCCCTAAAACGTGCAACAAGCAGAATAAAAAGCTCACTACGAGTTACCCGAACCGGCATAGTGTAGGGAGGTATGTTAAAAGGATTCTCCTTGTCATAGGCAGCTGAATCATAAAAAGAAACATCAATATCGTAGATTTCACCATCTGGAGAAGTGGCTGCCTTAACCGGGTCAATACAACCGCCACCAGATGAATAAGCTACTTTTGCTGCCATATGTATACGAATCTGCATTCTTCGCCAAAAAGCATTTGGGTACATCGAATAACCTTTGAGACGTGCGTCGGAAAAATTAGTCAAATTACAAAAGACGAGCGGCCTACCATAAACCTTGCCCTTAAGATTAACGTCACTTTGCTCAATCTGCAAAGGTGCATTGTTACAATACTTCATGACAATTTGAAAATGGTCCATACAACCAGAACCAGCAGGAGCTGTACTAATATCTCCATCGTCTTGGACATAAAACCAATGAACAGGATTACAGCCATCTTGAAAATTAGCCTTCGGATCAATATCATATCGAGTCTCACCTCCATAGACATAACCATTAGCTCGAGCAATACTCTTCTGGATGTCGCCAGTAATAACCGTCTTTCCTGCTCCAGCTGGGCCATAAATAAATATCCCCAAAGGTTGAACTCGAGTAGACATAACGTGCCCAGCAATGAGCAAAGAGTCATGTAAGGCTGTAATTGAAGTAAGAGCTCGCCCAAGTCTACGATTGAGTTCAAAATCATTCTTAACCATTGCAAGAACTTTCGCACCTTCATTGCGACAAAGCTCAACCTGAGCTTGATACTCAAATGGGGTAAAAGGCTCCGTCCAACTCCTCGGAATTCGTCCAGTATTACGCAGCATTTTAAACTTTGACTCATCAAACGATTCATGGCCGGAACGTACAATATCATAGCGATAAGATTGCAAAACCTCAGCTCTCTTATACCACTCACTAGGACTAAGACCCCAGGAAAACAATGGTCTTAAACTACGCTGCTTAAAACAATCTTTAATCCTTTCAACAAAAATGAGAATTGTATCAACTAACATTCCAGCAACAGTGTCAGCAGCCTTCTTGGTCGTTTGAAATGAGACATCCTTAAACAATAAAAGCAGTTGAGAACTAACCATTTCAGGAATAGTCATAATCTGCTCCAAAATTGAAAAACCAAAAGCGGAAACGATCATCTGCCAAATTTGTTTCATGTTACTCTTCTCAATAAATGAACTCCAAGATTCCGAAAGAAAATCACCAAATGATTGGGGAGTAAACATTGAACAAGTTTTCACATATTCAACAAATTCACGCATTCCCGGCATGCCAGCGGCGTACTGCATACAGACCGCAGAAACACCTAACCACGATGATGACTCATGTAATGCAGTAAGAAAAGCTGTCAATTTAACGCCAGAAAGTAAGGGATCTTCTTGAGCAGCAAGAAAACGCGAAGCAATAACATAAGATCGTAAATGCTTGAATTCCGCACTAACACCATACAAAGCATTTCCAGTCGAATCAATAACGGCATGAAAAGTATTCTCAAGATCCTCCTTAATACCTTGGGGTTTAATCACGGGAGGAAACTTCTTATTAAGAAAAGACTGAACAACTGAACGATCGATGGAGGTGTCACCAGAAAGATAAGCCAAAGCTGACCTAAACACTGGTTTATCTCTTTTAAAATCAGATTCGTAATGTTTAAAAACATCAGGAGTAGTAACCTCAACCCCGTTCACAACCAGAAAACGGGACTCAAATTTTGATGACTCGGGAAAATAGTCAAAAAGAGTGGATTCTGAGGGAAATCGTTTATCAGACGGTTTCATATTTCCCCACCACAATCTCGCTTCAAGAAGAGACTGAAGGTGTTTAGGATGCGGGGTTGCATCCCGATTATACCAAAGTTCACGAGCTTTAGAATCACCAATAATCCAATTATTGGCTCCCTTGGAAGGTTGATAAAGCTTCCAAGCCCATGATCCCAACCAAGCTCTACCACGCGAAGGCGTGTATGTAGAAATGGTTGGCTTGGGAACATTCAAGTTCTTATAACCTTGCACTAAATGCATCTTAAAGAAATTGTTCATTTGCGTGACATTAGGCTTAATCCTATCACCAAGCAATGGAGCGACAACACGCCTAGAACGCACGTTGCCACGACTCCGCACAGTATCGACATACTGTTTCGAACGGTGTTGAATGGCTGAAATTGTTGGTTCTCGAAAAGTGGTGTTAGACTCCAATGTGCGCAATTTATGTTTATAAACGCGCTGGATAACATAGAGATCATAAGAAGCACCATTTTCAATCTCCTTGAGGAGTGCATCGAAAACTTGTTCAGCTTCAAATTTATCCTCCGCAGAAGCAAAAAGCACTCGAAAGCGATCCTCTTGCGTAACGCTTGGAGCAAATACAACAGCATTTGGATTAAGTCCTTTACGTTTAGCTCGCTCAATCTTAACTTCTTCAAAATCATCAGCCAACATATTAACCTGAACAGAATTATAAATCTCAGACTCAACATCATTTAAATAATCAGGAAAAGGTGTTAAGCTGCCAGCAGCAGCGTAACCATAAGCTGATAAAGCAAACGAAGCAATCGTAACAGCAATTATGTTATAGAGAAAATGAAACATCATTCTGTCACACAAACAAAATCTATAAACATAAATATGCATAATAATTGGCGGAAAACAAATCAGTCCATAAACAAAAGTTAATGGGACCTCACGATTCATCTTCAAACCATACTCAAAAATTCCAAATCCAATATAAGCAAAAATCGGCAATATATTAAAATACGACAATATACAACCCAACAAAGCTTTAATCAATTCTTCCCAACAGGGAGCAAGAACAAATAACAAATATTGAATGAGGCCAGAAACGCCTCCTTCACAAAAAATGACAAAAGAGACATAAAAGTAAAGAGAAGCACAAAAATGGCCGAGATAATAAAGAGAATAGTGATAAACAATTCTCGTCCTATTATACACATCAATATAAAAGTAATTAGAAGTATAGGGGAATAAAGTAGTAAATAACAGATCGAAAAAGCAAATGGCGATAAAGAAATACTCATAAAACGCATTATAGAGTAGCTTAAGCACCACATGTTGATTGATTAAACAATCACGCCAAATCAAAGGGCAATCACGAAGCCCAATGAAAACACCGGAAAAGAAAAATCGTAAGAAATTTCCAAATCCGGAAAACAGGGTATTGCAACCTACAGCAATAATCATAAAGAAAATTTTAATTTGCACTGCAAATTTTAACATTAAAGTAAAAAGTTCCATGGGGGGGGGGG